CGTAGAAATGGGGCAAGGACCCACTCGCCGGTGTCACCGCTGTCGCTGAGTGCCTGGGGCCGGTCATCTTCGACGGTTGGGACGCATCTGGTGTGCCTGTTGGCCGGCCGCGCTTGACCTCGTTGATTCAATGCGCGGCGATGTCGGAAGAGCAGACAGACAACACCTTCCGTCCGATCTACCGGCAGTTCTTCGAAGGACCGCTCGCGAACTGGCCAGGTGTTGATCCGGGGATTACCCGCGTCGGCTTACCGAATGACGGGCTGATCGAGCCGGTGACATCTGCGGCGAAGTCGCGTCTCGGCGCGCCGATCAACTTCGCGACGTTCACCGAGTCGCACCTGATGACGTTGTCCTCCGGCGGCGTCGCGATGGCCCGCGCGATGAAGCGCAACCTGGCCGGCATGGACGGCCGTTGGATGGAAGCGACGAACGCCTACGACCCAGCCGAGCAGTCGGTCGCGCAGCTGACCGCGGAACGCAAGGCGCCCGGTGTGCTGATCGACTATCGGCCGCCGCGCAGCCACATCGACCTCGAGGATGCGAAGGCGGTCGACGCCGAGCTCGACTACGTGTACGGCGATTCGATGCTGTCGCGCGGCGGCTGGATCCGCAAAGAACGTATCCGGGCCGAGATGGCCGACTGCCTGACCGATTCGGAGCGCCGCCGGTTCTTCCTGAACGAGATCACCGCCGGTGAGGAGGACTACACCGACCCAGTGAAGTTCGCGGCGGCAGCCAGGCCGCAGGGCCATGCGGAGTTCGACCCGCTGATGCCAGGTGAGATGGTCGCGGTCGGCTTCGACGGGTCGCGCTCGAGGGACTGGACGGTCATCTGGTTATCGCGGATCCGCGACGGCCGGCTGTTCAAAGGCGGCTACTGGCTCCCGCAAGGCGCGGAGGGTCAGCAAAAGATTGACCGGGTCGCGGTCGATGCGCGGATGCACGACATTTTCGCCGCCTACAAGGTGCGCGGCTGGATGGGTGACCCGTACAAGTGGCAGGACTACATCGACCGGTGGGCCGCGGAGTTCGGTGAGGTTGTGCTCGAGTTCCCGACGAACGTCGAGCAGCGCATGGACAAGGCGATCGAGCGGTTTCAGACGGCGTTCCGCGACGGTGCGATCACCCACGATGGCGACAAGCTGCTCGTCGAGCACATGGCGAACACGGTCATCGTCAAGGGCCGCCGGCGGGCGCCGCACGAAGGCGACGATCCGACGAAGACGCACTATCTGAAGCTCGCTCGCAAGAAGTCGACGGTGAATATCGACGCCTCGATCGCGGCGACGCTCGCACACGCCGCTCGCGCGTGGGCGATCGAGCGCGGCGCGTTGGAGGAGAAGCGTCACGGGATCTTCATCTTCGACGACGACGAAGAGCCGACCCGGCCCGACGACGCGGAAGAGCCGTACTTCTTGCCCGGCCCGATCTCGAAGACGAGGAGCACGGATGTCTGAGCTCGTGCAGCTCCTCGGTTTCGCCAGTGTCGCGGCCGCGGCCTGGTCGGTGAACCGCGGGCTGGGGCTGCTCGTCACCGGCGTGTTGTTGTTCGTGGTCGGTTTCGCGATCGACAACGCGAAGCCGCGCTGGCCGCGGCTGCCGAAGCGGCTCCGTGTCCGCTCCGCGTGGCTAGCTCGTCGAGCGCGCCGGCGCCCGGCCACCGATGAGCCGACGCGGATCCGCGAGTACTTCGAGGACGTCGCGTGAGTCTGGCGACGCGCATCGCGCGCGGGATGCGGGAGGCGCGGTCGTTCGGCACGTTCGGCGATTCGAGCATCCCGCCGAACAGTGCGGCGCTCGGTGTGACGACATCGGGGCTGGTGCTGACCGAGCAGGGCGTCCTGGCGATCTCGACGGTCATGTCGTGCATGGGGGTCGTCAACGACGACGTCGGCATGTTGCCGTTCTACGGCTACCAGCTCGGCGAGAACGGGGAAAAGCGGCCGATCACCAACGATCTGCCGATCGTGAGCGAACCGTTCGGCCCGGACGTGACGGTGCCGCAGGGCATGGGGCAGATCGTGTTCAGCATCGGGCTGCGCGGTAACGCGTTCTGCATCGTTGTCGCCCGCGATCGGCTGGAGTTCCCGACGCAGCTGCGCGTGCTGCACCCCGACTGGGTGCGGGTCGATCTGAAGAACGGCCGAAAGACGTTCCGTGTCGGCATGAACGAGGTCGACGCGGCAGACATCATTCACATCCCGGGCCGCATGTTGCCCGGCGCGGTAGTCGGCATCGACCCGATCTCCTATTACCGTGCGACGCTCGGCATTTCGTTCGATTTGCAGTCCTACGCCGGCGCGTTTTTCCGTAACGGCACGTCGCTTTCCGGTGTGCTGACGACCGACCAGGACATCGACGACGCGCAGGCGAAGACGCTGGAGGGTCGGTGGAGTGCCCGCAACGCCGGCATCGCGCACGCGCATAAGGTCGCGGTGCTCGGCAACGGCGCGAAATTCCAGTCGATCTCGGTGACCCCGGAGCAGGCGCAGTTCCTGGCGTCGCGGCAATTCCAACGTGAGGAGATCTGCGGCTGGATGGGGGTGCCGCTCGATCGGATCATGGCGATCGTCGAGAAGAGCAGCCAGGGCGGCGGTAAGGGCGCCGACACCCGTGAGCAGGGCTATGTGACGCACACGCTGGTCGCCCGCTACCTGGCGCGTATCGAATCGGTGTGGAACCGGATGATCCCCGGCGGCTTGAAGACGTTCGCCCGGTTCAACACGAAGGAGCTGCTCCGCGCCTCGGCGCTGGAGCGTTCGCAGATCCATTCCGCCGGCCGGGCCGGCGGCTGGCTGTCGAAGAACGACGTCCGCGCCGACGAGGACCTGCCGCGCATCACGACCCCGGACGGCGATGACTACATGGCCCCGCTGAACTCGGCGGTCAGCGACACCTCACCCGACAACGGCGCCCCCGGTGAAGACGAAAACGAAGGAGGCGCGACGCAATGAGGTCTGACCGTAAGATCCGCATGCGCGCGATCGAGCGCCAGTTCCTGCAGCGGGCGCTCGATGGTGAGCCCGGCGCGATGCGCGCCGTCGTGCGGCAGGCGACGTCGCCGAATCAGATTGATCTGCGGTGCAAGCCGGAGATGCGCGCGGCCGCGGACGGCACCGGCGGCACCCGGCTGCTGTTCACCGGGTACGCCTCCGTCGTCGAGCAGCCGTTCGAGATGTGGGACTGGCTCGGCACCTACACCGAGGAGATGGCTGACGGCTGCTTCACCAAGACGCTGTCGGAATCCCCCGATGTCATCTTCTGCGTGAACCATGACTGGTCCGGTGTGCCGATGGCCCGCACCGGGCCCGGCACGCTGCGCCTCTCGGCGGACACCACGGGCCTGCTCACCGAAGCCGACATCGACGGTTCACGCTCGGACGTGTATCAGCTGCAGTCGGCGATGGAGGGCGGCGAGCTCGACGCGATGTCGTTCGCGTTCTGGGTTGTCGAGCAGAAGTGGTCGCCCGACTTCGATTACCGACGCATCACCGAGGTCGACATGGACGGCGGCGACACCTCGGTCGTGACCTGGCCGGCGAACCCTGCGACGACGGGCACCACCGATCTGCGGAAGCGGCAGGCGCGGGCGTTGCTGCGCACCTCCGTTCCGGGTCTGATCGCCGAGCGGGTGCGCGCGGAGAAACGCGCCGGCAAAGCCCTCTCCGCGTCGACGATGGACGTGCTGCAGCAGGTCCTCGACCTGATCGCGGACGCCGACGTCGGGCTTGACGCCGCGCAGCCGTTGCTCGCCGAGCTGATGGGCGTCGACAATCCCGACGCCGACGACACGAACACCGAGACCGAGACCGAGAACGAGACACAGTCGGCCGGCATGTCACTGGATTTGCTGCGGCTGCGGGAAGATCCCGCACTCCGCTTCTAGCAACACCCTCAAGAGCAGGCCGGACCACAGGCCGATCGGAAACCGCGATCACCTGGTGCGCACCACCTGATGTCGAGGCGCCGTCACCATTCCGCCGAACACCAGGAGTTCGCCATGCTCAAGAAATTGCGTGCGCGGGTCGCCGAGATCAACGCGCGAATCCGCGAGATCAACGATGGCGCGGAGCAGCAGCAGCGCACCTCGCTCACCGCCGAGGAGACCACCGAGTACCAGACGCTGGCCGCCGAGCGCACCGAGGTCGAGGCGCGGATCGCTCAGCTGCAAGACGAGGAGACCCGCCGGCAGGCCGACGCCGACGCTGCGACGCGCGCCGGCGTGGTCGTCGACCCGGCCGGCCAGCCGGTCGCCACGATCGGCTACGAGCCGACGACGTATGGCCGCGGCTCGGGTCAGAGCTACTTCCTCGACCTGGCGCGTGCGCAGCTGCAGTCCGACCCGGAGGCCCGGGACCGGCTGCAGCGCCACGCGCAGGAAGTCGAGAAGGAGATGCCGCTGCGTGAGGCCCGGCGCGCCCAACGCGCCGCGCAGCAGCTCGCGCAGGTCGGCCGTGAGGGGCTGCGCAGCCGTGACCGCCGGGAGGCGTTCTTCGAGCAGCGCGCGAACCCGAACCGCACCGACGGGCAGGGCGGTTACTTCGTGCCGCCGCTGTGGCTGATCGACGAGTACGTGCCGTTCCTGCGTAACGGCCGGCCGTTCGCGGAGCTTTGCCGGCAGTTCGAACTGCCCGCGGGCACGGACTCGATCAACGTGCCGAAGGTGCTCACCGGCACGGCGACCGGCGTGCAGCAGGACAACGGGGCCGTGACGTCGGTCGACCTGACCGACACGTTCGTCACCGCGCCGGTTCGCACGATCGCCGGCCAGCAGGACATCGCTATCCAGCTGCTCGACCAGTCGCCGGTCGCATTCGACGAGATCGTCTTCCAGGACCTGGTCGACGACTACAACCTGCGCGTCGACGCGCAGGCCCTGTCGGGCACCGGCTCAGGCGGGCAGCTGAAGGGCCTGGACAACGTGTCGGGCACCAACACGGTGACCTTCACCTCCGGCAGCCCGACGCTGGCGTTGCTGTTCCCGATCCTCGGGCAGGCCCTGTCGCAGGTCGCGAAGAGCCGCAAGCGGGTCGCGACGCACCTGCTGCTGCAGGGCACCCGCTGGTACTGGATGGCGTCCAGCCTCGACTCGCAGAACCGGCCGCTTGTGGTGCCGTTCGCGGGCGGCCCGGCGTTCAACCAGGTCGCGGACGCCGGCGAGCCGGTCGCTGAGGGCCCGGTCGCGAACATCCTTGGTGCGACGGCGGTCATCGACCAGAACATCACCTTGGTCGACGGTGCCGGCGCCAACCAGGACCGCGTGTACGGGACCCGGCCGCAGGACTACTACCTGTGGGAGTCGTCGCCGCGGATGCGGGTGCTGCAGGAAGTGCTCTCGGGCACGTTGCAGGTTCGCCTGCAGCTGTGGAACTACGTGGCGTTCATGCCCGACCGGTACCCCACTGCGACGTCGATCGTCGTCGGCACCGGTCTGACCGCACCGGCCGGCTTCTAGCCCGAGATAGCGACCTCGAGGCGCGCCCGATCGGCGCGCCTCGAGGCGTTCCGTCGCCCGATTTTCCCTGCGCTCGAAGGAGAAGTTCGCATGGCCGAGGACACCGAGGACACCGCGCTCGCTGCCGAGCTCGCCGCTTCCGACACGGGCGATGTCACCGCCGCCGGTTCGGCGCAGGGCAGCGAACCGGCGGCGAGCGCGTCAGCGGATCTCATCGAGGACGAGGACGCCGAAGCGATCCGGCTGCAGGCCAACCCGAACATCGAGCAGCAGTTCGCGCACCCCGACGTCGGTTTGCACGGCAACGCCGACTACTGACCGCGCGCAGCACCAACGTCATCAACGATTCCGCCGATCGGATTGGAGCTTGTTGCCATGCCCACACGCAAGGAGTACGTCGAGGCGCTGAAGCGCGAGCACGCGCACGTCAAGACGCTGAAGGACCCGAGCCGCCTGAAGGACATCGAGTCGGAGCTCGCCCGGTTTGGTGAGAAGCCGCCGCGTGTGAGCCGCGAGAAGGCCGCCGCCCCCGCAGGCGAGCCCGACGACCAGGCCGACAGCGACGCCGGCGACGAGTCCGGCGACGACGCGCAGTCGCCCGAGTAGCACCGCGCACCACCGTTCGGCTCAGCTCGAAACAACCTGTCACCGCCCGCAAATGGCCTACCAGTCAAGGAGTTCGCTATGCCTCTCGTCCGTGGGCTGTATGGCCCATCAACCCGGAGGCGATCCGCAACGGCCTCCAAGTGCTCCGCGAGTCGGTCAGCCGCCGCGATGTCCAGTCCGACGTGTCGGCCGCGCTCACCACGCAGGTCATGACGTCGGTCGCGATCGCGCTGCAGGCCGGTGACGTCGTCAGCAAGCTGGCGTTCATGTCCGGCGCGACCGCCGCTGGCACGCCGACCAACTGGTGGTTCGCGCTGTACGACAACTCGGCGACGCCGGCGTTGCTCGGCCAGACCGCCGACCAGCTGACCGCAGCGTGGGCCGCGGACACCGTGAAGGACCTGGCGCTCGCCGCGCCGGTGACGATCACCACGACCGGCCTGTACTACGCGGCGTGCATGGTGAAGGCCACCACGGTGCCGTCGCTGGCGTGCGCGGTGCTCGGCCGTGCCGCGGTCGCCGGCGCGGTGCTGACCGGTCAGAAGGTCCTCGCGCAAACGTCCGGCTCGGGACTGACGACGACCGCGCCGGCGACGATCGCGACCCCGACGACTGTCGCGAACCTCGCCTACGCGGTCGCGCACTAGACGCCGCGACCACTGGCCCCAGCTCGTCCTCGTCCTCACGTAGCGAAGGAATCGTCATGGCAAACGAAGACGCCCGTTCGGCGGCTCACGCGGACCTCACCGGCGTCGTCGATGCCGTAGCGGCCGCTTGTCCGTCGCAGCCGGAGAAGCTCGAGCAGCTCGCCGCGCATGTCGCGACCGCGCACATGGTCGTCGACCTGCTGTTCGACGGCGAAGAAGCCGCCGCGGCACGCGCAGCCGCCGACCAGGCCGCGGCCGCCGCTGCTGCCGCGGCGGCGAAAGCCGCTGCCCTGTAAGGGGTTTCGGCCCGTTACGAAGTACCTGTTCCGCACCATCGACCGAGAACACATCCGACCCGCCAGGAGCGAGCCATGTCCCGATTCAAGGCCAGCGTCGAATCGCAGGCCGCCCAGCTGGCCGGTGCTCCGTCCGGCACCACCTTCAACGGCTACTTCGCCGCGCTGGTTGCCGGTGCGTCGGCGAACGCCAAGCTGCGCCGGATTTTCCTCGGCGTCCGCGCCGGCGCGACCGTGCCGACGTCGCAGCAGATGACGGTCGCCGTGTACCGGCAGACGGTGCGTGTTGTCGGCACCGGCTTCTCGACGGTGACGGGCCTGAACATGGACCCGCGCGGCGCGGCGACGGCGATCACCGGCGTCGATGTGACGACCGCGACCACGGCCGGCACCACCGGGCCGACGATCGGTGCGACGCCGATCGTGAAGCTGCCGTCGTTCAACACCCAGACCGGTCTCGACGTGCCGTTCGAGTTCCTCGAGGAACTGATCTGCGACCAGGGCACGGCGAACGGGTTGGCGTTCGTCAACATCGGCAACGCGTTACCCGCCTCGCACCTGTTCACCCTCGACCTCGAGTGGGAAGAGTAGGCCGGCGATGACGACCCCGACGCCGCCACCGCAGATGGTCACGGTCGACAAGACGAAGGCGATCGCCATCCTCGCGAGCATCACCGCGCTCATCGTGTCGCTACTCGCCCTGCTCAACGTGAACGATCCGGGCAGCGGGACGAGCGCATCCGCGTCGTCTGCGCCCTCGCCGGTCGTGTCGTCGTCCTCACCGACGCCGAGCGACTCGCCGATCGTTACGGGCTGTCTGGCGCGCCTCGCCGCGTGTGGTTACCCCGACGCGACGAATACCGGTGCGCACGGCACGCTGACGCCGCACGCAGG